CCGGGCAGCTTGCTTCCAAAACCTTGATTGGCAATAGATTGACGCAGCCTGTTTGTGTCGATCTCGCCCGTCTGCGGGTTATAGGCGTCACGGTACGCAGCGTTTAGAGCATTTGTGGAAGCGTCTTCTCGTTGCGCGGAACTGAGTTGATACTGAGCCAGCGCATTTTGATTTTGCGCCTGCTGGATTGCGGCGACCCTGCCGTACATCGCCATCGGATCGGCGAACTCCGGGCCTTTGACTGCAAGTGCGATGTTGGGATTGAGTGCCATGATTTGTCTTTAGTACAAGCCGACCGGATCGTAGGTGTAACCAGGGGTGCCGTAGTAGTTCGGGCCTGCGTATGTCGAAGCGGTCGGAGACGGCATCAGTCGGTTGAGCATTTGACCGCTCATGTACGAATTGCCTGCGCTACCTAGCGCGCTGTTAAGCGCGTTGGCACCACCCACATAACCCGATGCGCGAGCGGCGGCGCCCGAGGTCATCATATCGCCAGCATTGGTGGCGTAGTTTTGACCAGCGTTAGTCACTTGATTTGTGGCCGATTGACCGATGCCGGCCAAAGCCTGCAACGGTTGCAGCCTAGCCGCACGCTCAGTCTGATAGCGATTAAATGCGTTGGTGTACTCATTAGATGCAAGGTCTTGTGCATATTTCTGAGTACCTTTAATCATCTGTCCTGAAAACTGCATACCACGAGCAGCAGCAGAGCGCTCAAGGGCTTTCTGACCCTCGCTCATTCGAAACGCATAACCCGGATCGGCTTGGAACTGATCCATGCCGAACGGCGTGTAATCCGACGCTGTGGTCAGTTTGTTCAGTGCGCCAATACCAGCTTGACGCCACGGTTCATTGAGCTGGGCAGCTCGGTCGAATTGATCGCGCTGAAGTTGTGTGGCTTGGTTAGCGGCTTCGGCTTGAGTCTTGGCTGCGTTTTTTGCAGCGTTGGCCGATATCATGCCGCCAGCTATTGCGCCAACACCTCCAATAACCGCTGCTGCGATAAAGCTCATGTCGTCACCTCAATTTCAGGGGTTTTCAATTTATTGCCCACTGCAAACATAGAAGCGGGATCATCTTCAACTAGTTCCGATTCTACTTCCTCAACCGTGTCGGACTCAACCCGGTGAATGGTCATGCACAGGGCATCCGTGACCGCATAGACGGCCCGCTTAGTGCCAGGGTTGGAGCAGAGCAAAAACGGCCCGGTAATCTCCTGAACCCCGTTGTCCGTAGTCACCTGAACGGTGCCGTGGACAACCATGTAAAAGTGCTCTTTTTTGTGGACTTTGCCCACAATCACGCACCCAGCGGGTCGCCACACTTGCCGGCAATACATGCCGCCGTGAAAGATGTGATCGGTTGGTGCCTCGTACTGCGGGTGCTTGGCGATCTCGGCCTGAAGCGCCTCTACACGAGGTAGCAACGGATCAACCTGGGTGACCTCAGTCATTGTTAGCCTGCGGAATGTTTTCAACCATCCATGCGCCGCTGACCCACTTGGCTCGCTTGCCTTCTTCAAGGGTGGGCACCGGCACATCAATCGCGCCGGCGGGAATGTGAAACACATCCCGTTCAAGAGGCGACCTAAATGCAATGGTGCCGCCCATTAAGTACCCTTCGGCATCCAACTGGCTAACGATCTTACTAAGCATGATCGAATCCTTTTAGTACTTGATGCAGGACAGCAAACCGAGGTAAGGCGGCAGGTTGGCGTTAGTGCCAGACGAACCAGTTGTGCTGTTGGCAACGCTGATGCCGGTGGTTGCAGAACCTGTGTTTTGCGTGGAATCTCCTGTCCAGCAAGGAGTAGCCGAACCGCTTTGGTTTTGCTGAGATGAATATCTTGTGTAAGTGTGTACGTGACCTGGGTCAGTAACAGTAGCTGTGTGAGTGTGCGAAACAACGATAGCGTCTTTACTGCCGCCAGTTGCGGCTAGTGCGTAGGTGCTGCCCGAACCAATTGACATGCGATCACGGCGATCCGGCACGTTGAATGTAGTCGAGCCATCGCCCGAGCCAAACGCTGTACCAATGGCTGCAAACAACGCGGAATATGTTGTGCGGGACACCGCAGCACCGTTAGCTGCCAACCAACCGCTAGGTGGCGAGCTACGGGCAAAATCAACCATGCCGCCAGCGGGAATCTGCTGGCTACTGTTGACCAACTGAAACCGAGTGCCGTCGTATTCAACAAGCGCCACTTTGCCAGCAGCAAGGTCGCCAGCGCTCAATGCCGTCGTTGCGTCAAGGTAAATGTTTCGCGCGCCCAAGCCGTCAAGGTCGATGGTGACGGCGCCAGTGTTGGCATTGACTGGCACAAAACTCAAAGTCATGCCGGTCACATAAGCAGTGTACGGCGGCACCGAAGTGGCAATCAGCGTATTGGTGCCGGTAACCGTCACATAGTTGGTGAACACCGTGGGATCGTTGATGCCCGAGATGTTGTCGTATGTGCCGATCGTGACGCCGGCAGATGTCTTCAACAAATATTTGTAATTAAACCCACCAATGACCCAAATTTCGTTCGGTGTGCGACCAGCGGCATCAAGCACGATCGGGTTGCTGTTGGCAACCGCGCCCGAGTTTGATGTGTAGGTGGTCGCCGGTGTTGTAGTGCCAGCGGAATAAACATACAGCAAACCACCAGCCAACGGGGTGCCGTTGTCGGTAAAGAACTGAGCGCCTGCTCCCGCAAACGCGGAAAGGTTGTATGACATGTGTATCCTTTAGGCGTTCACAGCCTTGACTATTGCGAAGTTTAATACCAGCGCCTGAGCTGCGGCAGAACCCGAGACATTCCGAATCTGAATGCGACAAGATCCAGCAAGCACTGAGTCGCAAGTGACAACGTATGTATTAGCCGTGGGCGATGCGCCTGCGACATTTGCCACATTCACCAACACAACATCCGTTGCGTCAATTCTGTCATTGATTAGCGTAAAACTGACCGAAGTGTTGGCGGCAATTGAATCTGCAACCGTCGTAATTTGACCGCAAAGAGTGTTGCTGGTAACAGCCGTCGTTTTGCTGGTCGTTTGAGTAACTGCGCCACCCGAACCAAGAACATACGCCATGCTGTTCTGGTACAGAGATTGAAAAAACATGAACCACGATCGAGTGATGCCGCCCGTGGCCGGATCAACAATTGGCACCCGTGACGAAGTGATCGGTGTAATGTTACGCATTGGTGCCTGACAACAGAAGGTTGGCGCCCACAATCGTAAGTTTTACCGGGTCAGTGCCAGACAATTCATACACACGGTCACGCAATTTAAGGGTCATGCCCATACGGCGCCAGAACGTGCGTCGGCCGTATTGACCGATTTGGCCCATGCTTGACCAGTGTTCGTTTGACCACGTGTGACCGCCGTCGTCTGACCAGCGGAGCATGACTTGTGGGTCGCTACCTTGACCGGTTTCAAGGCCGACGCCTGTTTCACAATCGAGTTGTAGACTGTGCTGTGCCGTGCGATGCAGGTCATTTTGTCCCGTCGGAAGCGCCCGCCAAGACCGCAGCCATTTTTGCACTCGGTCATGGTCGGCGTACACCTCCATGTCAAACGCATAAATGTTGCCGTTTTGATAGTCGCCAACCGTCACCGTTTGGTTGAAAAAGGTTTGGCAATTTGCGCGATGGCGCGTAAAGCTGCCGTTGATCCAGCCGGCGCGCTCATGCCACGCCTGAGTTGCCACATCGTAAACCCAAGTGACGCCTGCCGACGGGAAGTTCAGCACGTAAAAACTATGTCCGTCCTGTTGGTAGGTATAGGCCACAGCATCCGAGATGTCGTCGTATTGCTGAATTTGCCACTCAACGGCGTGAGTGCTGACGCGCTGACCCGTGTAGCCGTTGGCCCGGTACACAATACCCTGGCCCCGTGCGTCTTGACCCAGCCAGAACAAGCTGTTGTCAAGTTTGGCAACAGAGAAGGTGGCGACGCAGCCGATCTCGTTGAACGCGCCTTGAATCCGCTGGAGCGGAAAGTCTGCGTTGCCCGAGTTGTACCAAACTTCGACGGAGCTGGTGCCAAACAGCCACACTTCGGAGTGGTCAACGATTGACGAGATCAAACCATCCGGGTCGCCTTCAGCGCTGGCAAAGTCAAGCGGGTCGATTGATGTGGGGTCATTGAGCGCGGTCACCCAGACTCGTTGACTGTTTGGTTCAATGAATACAAAGTAACCGTCTAAGTAGGACACCGTAAGCGCCCCGGGAAAGTCGGGATCGGTGATCTCACCAAACGCAAGCGTGGACGAGTTGTAGACGTAGCTGGGGCCATCGCAGGCTACGAACAACTGCGTGCCATTGTTTGCCATCGACACCGGTGTGGTGGTGCCAGACACTTTGCCCAGCAACGTTGCGGTGTACGATGAGTCGATCTTGTACAGATCTTCTCCCGACACGGCATACAGGTTGCCGTTAAAAGAACTCAGCCCCCGAATCGGGCCGGTGCCTATGGTAGTCAACAGTCGAAGCCCTGGCGCGCGTTGCAAGAACGCAGGCTCCTTGCCCCCTTCGGGCACGATCTCGGGATACAAATTGACCATGCGGTTGTCCGCAGCATTGACGCTGCGGGTCACATACGCCGATCCGAGAATCGGAGTTTTCATCAGTAGTTACCTGCGTAGATGTTGTAACGCTGACGAGAGGCAACAATTGCATACGGCATCGACATGATGTCGTCGGGGTTGTTGATGCGCTTCAAGTTGCGCTTGCTGGTCATGGCAATCCGCTTGACCTGCTCCGAGGGTTCAACACCGAATTCTGGTGCAAACTCCATTGCAAGGTTGTAGGTGAACGCGCGCAAGTAACCCGGGGGAAAATTCAACTCAGTCGCTAATGTGGCGGGTTGATCCAGTTCCTGCACCGAGATGAAGTGCCATTCCAAGTCCCGAGTGGGCTTGGGATAGATCGTCATCTGGATGTTCGGGTACTCCATGTTGATCCACATGACTTGTGGATACGTGGAGGTAACCGTCTTTACAGCAATACCGTCATACTGCTGCTGATTGATGAACTTGATGCCGTAGCTGACATTGGTGCCCGGATCGCGGTAATACGTCGCATCATCAAGCAGCACTGGGCGCAGACCGTTGAAGCCACCAAGGCTAGAACCGGTGGGGCCGAGATAGCGAGTAATCTCACCAGCAGGCCAAGTAAATACTTGGTCAATAGTATTAAAAACGGACAACCGCTCGGTGTTCCACGAGTCAATCATTTGATTAAGCGCAGTCAGCGCGTCCTGCGAAGTCGCAGCAGACGGCGTTTCACCTTCGGCCAGAATGCCCAGCAGTCGAAGTGCCCGGTTAATCTGATCGCCAGCGGTTGCGGTTGTCATGGTCAGCTTTCCTCAGACAAGGATTCTTCAACTGCTCGCCGTGTGTATTTGCGCTTTACCCGCAGCGAATTTTCAGACACCTCGTCGTCCCGAGGCTCGTCGGGATTGTACCGAATCCAGCCGTTTTTCTCATCAGCGTCAGCCTCAAGATCGAGGCTGGCGATTTTTCTGCCGTGAACGGGATGGGATAGATGAATGATGGGCATAGGCGAAAAACGGGGCACGAGGCCCCGTTTTATCAAGAAGCGCCGTGGATGATGGCGAAGTTGAGAATCACAGCTTCGGACAGCGAACCACCGCTAATGTTGCGAACGGTTACGGCAAAAGAGCCGCTTGTCAAAGTGTCAACCCAAGCGTTGTAAGTAGCTGCTGTAGCAGTACCACCACTGATGTTCAGAACGATTGTGTCGTTGCTGCTCACCAGATTGTTGTTTACCGTGAAAGACACAGCAGTGTTGCTGGCAAGCGATGCGGCGTTCATGGTAATGCGACCCGAAGACTTGTTCAGAGTCACGGCCGTGGACTTGCTGGTGCCCTGAGTCACTGTGCCTTGAGCGGCGGCAGAGTAGCCAAGTTCTTGGCTGGCATAGCAAGTTGTGAATTCGGGATCGCTATACGCAACACCGACTGCTTGTGAATTGGGCATGATGTTTCCTTAAAGGAAAGAAAGGGCCGAAGCCCTTTCTTTTAGGCCACTTTGTAGACTGTGTAAGCCGCGTCGCCCGTTTTGCGGAAACGGAACAGAGCGGACGAAGTAACAGCCACAACCGTGAAAGCATTGCCACCATCGGTCAGGCCGGTGGCAGTTGCCAGAGTGGCAGTGCCGGACGAAGTACCGATGTTGATAAGGTTCAGGTCAAAAGTGCTACCAACTTTGGCGCTGGTCAGAATAGCGTCAATCGAAGCAGCGGTGGGCAGCGTGTAGGTGGCGGCAGAACCGCTGCCAGGGTTGGCAACCAGCATGCCGCCGGTCACTTGAGCAGCGGTCAGGGTAGCCGTTGTAGTGGCGGTTTGGGGAGCGGCAGCATAACCAATTACGAGTTCGTTCAGGTTGCCGTCACCGACTTGATAACCACCAGCGCCGTTAGGGAGAGCCATGATAAATTCCTTTCAATGTGTTTCAAAGAAGGGGGCCGAAGCCCCCGTCAGGTTTAACCCCAGATACGGCAACCCATCTGCGGACGGATGGTGTTGAAGCCGTACAGGACGTCGATACGGCAAGGCATGCGGTCGTTGTTGATGTCGTATTGACGAACAACGCGCAGGCTGATGCCATTGTGGACAGCGCGAGCGGCCATGTCCACGCCTTGCGGCAGGAGCAGGTCGGCGGTAGCGAAAGTGATCGCGTCCTTGTGATACACGAGGTTCTGAGCGTATTGGCTAGAAGCAGCACCCAGGAACGTCACAGCCTTGCCAGACACGGGCAGAGCGTTGACGGTAGCCAGAGCGGTAGTAGCCGAGTACATCGGAGCCACGGTGACAGTCCAAGTACCAGCAACGGCGGTGGCATCAGCCAGAGCGACGAACTGGAACAGGGAGCCGGTGGACTCGCGAGTCTGCGGGTTCACAGCGTAGCAGTCAGCCACGGTGAAAACGTCACCAGCCTTGATGGTGGTGGTCACAGAACCTTGCGACAGGGTGATGGTCGAAGAACCCTCAGAAGTCACGGTGGCGCCAACGGTGGTGGACGCAGAAGCGTCACGCGAGCCGGTGGTGTGAACCTTGATCGACTGAGACATGTTCACTTCGTCAAAGCCCAGCACGCCGGTGCCCATCATGCCGTTTTTGAACTGGCGGCTGACGGTATCGGTCGGGTTGAACAGGCCCTTCATGCCTTCGACCAAAGCGGCGTTGGCAGCGGGGTTGACGGTGGCGTAACGCGGTGTCATCACGGCGGCGTTCTCGTTCAGTTTCTGCTGGGCTTGCAGCAGAACCAGCGAGGTAGCCGGGGTGGTGCCAGGAGTACCAACGGAGTTACCGATGGTCTTATAGGCGTTGGCGACGTCGGCATCGACGCTGGATGCGAGCTGGCTGACGCGAGGCTTAAGCACACGCTCGGCGAAGTCGTCCAACTGCATCGTCAGTTCGGCAGAAGTAAAGTTGATGCCGATGTGCTTCTGGGAAGCAACAGTCAACGTGGTGTACTGTTCGTTGTCGTCCTGAACTTGCAGGGCGGCACCGTCAGTGACCAGAGCGCGGTCGGGCAGGCGAATACGCAGAGTGGAACCAATCTTGGCGCCTTCAACAGCGAAGCTGTCGTCGTACTGACGGTTCACGTTGCGGGTGATAACAAGGTTGTTCTCCAGAATTTCCAGAGCCTTGCGGGTGATCATGTCGATCGTAAGAATACTGTTAGCCATCACGAGTCCTTTCGATAATTAGCGGTTTGTCTGCGCTTGCCACTTTTTCATCTGTCGTGCCCGTTCGGCTTCAATCCACTGCGAATCCGTCATGGTCTTGGTAGACCGAGGATCCGTTGTGTCATAAGCCGGTGAACCAGAGGTTCGGGCAGTAACAGGTTTAATAGGTGCAGGTGCTGACGTGGTTGGTTTGGTGATCGGGTTGCTGCCAAGTTTGGCTTCAAGTTTCCCGATTTCCCGCGCTTGCTGGAGTGGCGACATCCCGGAAATGCGAGCCGCTTCTTTCGGGTTAGATCCCAGCCAATAGGCTAGATCAGGCCCAATATCAGACGCCTTAATCGTCTCAGCCATCTCGTTCGTGATGACGAGCTTCGGGTTATAAACGACTTGTTCAAAGTCGTCGTACTTGCCCCGAGCCTCTTCCTCACGATCGGCGTAGGCGTCTTCGATTTCTGCCTGCTGCTTACTGATTTCCCGGTGCTTTACAAGTTTTTCAGCCTCAGCGCGAATGAATTCGGCATACGCTTGAGGATTTTCAAACTGTTCGGCTGTCGGAATCTCAGTAGGCGCTGCGGGCACAGGTGCCTGCTTTGCTTGCTGCTCACGTTGCCATTTGCGCTGCTCAC